ATTTTTCACAGCTTGTTCTTGAGTTAACCCTTCGCCACCCTCTTGTTTTGGCAACATAGAATTTATAATCTTTTCTTCGTAATTTTGTTTAACTTTTGGTGGAAGATTATTTAATCCAAGCTTCTCTATTTCTTTCCCAAGCGATTCTTTTACTTTTGTTTCTTTTGCTAAAGCTGTTGCTTCTGTTGCTTGATATGCTTTTTGGATTTCTTGATTTCTTGCAGTAATAGCTTTTCGTTCATTTAAAGCATTTTCAAAGTTATAATTATATCTTGCTGGATTTGCTTGGAAATTCTCATTAGCATCAGCACGTTCTTGTTGTTCAGTTGGAGGAATATATTCTTTATATGACTGGGCTGTTGCTTCTGGAGTCGCTAATGTTGGTACTTCACCTTTCATAGGTTGTTCTAATTCTTCTTTAGTGGGAATATATCCTTTCTCACCTGATTTCGGTCCACCTTGAGAATATTGATTTTGAAGGGCATTTAAATAAGACTGTTGCCTTAAAAGTTCGCCTCCACTTTGCAGCATTTGGGGGGTAATTCCTGGGACTCCTGCTAATGCCGCAAATTGTTGAAAGGGAGAAAGCCCTTCTTGTTTACCAACGTTCTCAAGTCCTTGCTGCAATCTATAACGCTCGACTTCTTTAGGAATAACTTCGGCAGTAGAACGGCCTAATGCTTGTCCCAATCTCCCAAAGATATTTCCTGGCTGAACTGAATAACTAGATTTAGCCATTACCAACCTCCAAAACTAGGTAGCTGCCGACGCTGGAATTGAGGACTTGCTGTCATATTACTATCTCCATAAGGGCTTGTATTTTTCCCAACTTTAGGCGCGCCAACGCTATTAAGACCTTTGTTATTCCCACCGCCAGTGAAATAGGCTGCTGCAAGATTAGGAATTGTTCCTAATGCCTTGGTTAAAAATCCTTCTGTTCCTGGCTCCGTCATCACATCTTGGCTATAGTTGCCTAATGCTTGTTGTCCTAAACCAAAAAGTCCTTGCGCTGCACTATTCTTAAGATTTGCTCTTATAGCACCAAGTCTTTCAGAAAGATCTGTCCCTGCCGCGGTTGCTGCATTCCTAAATCCACTAGAACTTAATCCTCCTGCCCCCATACCAGCAAATTGCTCTGATAAACCAGGTATAATCTGTTCATTAAATTGTCTCATTTCAGGCGCAATGAACTGCTGTAAAAGCTCAGGATTGTTGCTTAGAATGTCTCTCCAATAGTCTGAAGATTCACCAAAAACGCCTCCGGCTCCTCTACCAGCTGTTGCCCTTTGTAATTGATTAAATGTTCCCTGTTGCTCAGGCAATAGAGTAGAAACCCTTTCATGCTTTTCGGGAGATCCAAAAAGAAATCTAGATACATTATCCCAAAATCCTGCCATATTAATCCTCCTGTATGTACTCTATAACTGCCATAGCATAGGTGTATGTTACAGGCACATTTATAATTATATCAGTTTCTGTATATCTTATCGTATTCGATCCGTTTGGTATCGGCTGACCTTTTAAAGCCGTGCTGTTTGTGGCCGAGCCATAGAGCTGCATAAGCTTAAATTGCGCATTCACAATTATCCCATGTGGCTGAGGATTGTCGCCTACTACTAAACCGTTAGGAAATTCGATTACTTTCCTTAGAATAGTCCTAAATTGTTGCGATGTTCCGCCTTCCTGGATCTGTGCTGCCCCAGGAATATAAGCCTTCCCTGAAAGAAGCTCTTCATCTAAATAAAAACCTATTTCGCGTATATTTACGGCGTTACTAATCTTTTTTAGTTGTTCCACGATGAATGGCCTTGCATCTTCCCACTTATCTGGAACCGCGTCGTAAACAGGAACATAGCTTTCTAGTACTTGGCTATCTTGTGGTATCATCCTATACTCCGATGGCTATCCAATAAAACCCTGTATAACTACTCGAGCCAGCAGCTCTAAAAGAAAACTGTGTAGTTGTCGGAGATGTTCCGTCTTTTTGTACTCCAACTGATCCCGTAGACCCTGGCGTGCTAGCAGCAGCATAAAAAAGGCTTGTTTCTATGATGAAAGGTGCGCCAGTAAATGTTAGGGGAAATTTCACTGTTCCATTCGTTCCCCCAGAGCTAAAGGTGCCTATTGCTGTGCCATATTGTACAAGTATGTTTCCAGGAAGGAACGTCCATCCAGCAGAATAATTTACACCAACAGGTCCACCCCCAGCTTGTGGAGTGTAATTATTTGTCATTACTCCAAATTTGGCGAATTGACTGGCAATAACTCTAGTCATTTGGTATTCATGACCTGTTGTATCTGGTGTGTACCAAAGCTGACTGATAGTGCCATTACTTTTAGTATAAGAAGTTCCTTCAAAATTAGCTAAAGGTGTAGGAATGAGATTTCCTGCGGTGTTTAACATTTCAACGAAGGTATGCCTTCCATTGTTAGCAGCTTCAGAAAACTTTATATGGTTTATGCCAAAACTATCATCGAGAGCCTGAAAGTTATTCTGAATGTTTTGATAATCTACATTTAAAAATGTATTACCCTGTGGAATTGTAGGCTGGTATGAAGGCATAAAATCTCCTTAAACTGGCAGTTGTTTTCCTGCCTTTCTGATCCATAGTATTTGGGCATCTATCTGTACATCTAACTGCTGAGGTGTTGACGCCATTTGAGCATTGTTAAACGTGTACTCTAAAGTCAAAAATGCTGCTCTTGTAGGGCAATAAACTCTTTGCCAGAATTTTGTTCCGCCTATCTGACTATCGCTTGATTTAGTTGTAGGGATAATAGTGTTAAAAAAAGGATCGGCAGCGGGAGGATTTGAACCGCAATAAGTATTTCTAGGCAGAGTATTTGAAACATTCGCATCGTCATAGTTCAAATAGACATTAAGGCTTATTTCCCCTGGTTGCTGAAGTTCTGTAGAGTCCATAAGGATATCTATGAAGCCAAGCTGGATATTTTCCCCTTCGTCAATAAAATTAAACTTTTTGCTTACAATTGAGAAGTTCTCACGAATGTTTATTAAACCACCACCTTGATAAGTCGCAGTTGCGCTAGCTTGTGGAATGTCAAATGAATCATTCTCCTCGTTGTAAGTAAAAATATCGAAAGTATCAGCGGAGATTACACTTATACCAAAGATTCCACCATTAAGATGGTCGAAATTAGCACCTGCTGGGATTCCACTTATTCCTATTACAAAGCCTGATTGCATATTGTGATTTGGAGATGTAATCCTATCGGGATTTACTCCATCAGAAACAATATTTGTAATGAAAAGGCTAGCATCGTTAACGGTAAGTTGATCTAGTATTTCGACAAAACCTTGCTGATTTCCACCAATAATTAAGGGTATTTCAGGAGGGTTTGATTGTAGCCAAGAGAAATTGCATTCAATCCAAGGTTGATTCGTATTTAACCATGTACGACCAGTAACAGGCTGATAGTTGCCTAAACATGTGAGAGAGTCGGTAAAAATAGCCCATGAGTCATTTTCGTAATTATATACAAGGCGATTAGTAGGGAAAATTCCATTATCTGATGCAGCAGGGTAAGTCCAATAAGCTAGACGATTGATAAAATCACGTATTCCATGAACACGGAATACACCATTATGTAAATTTTGAAAGCTGAAAACAATATCGGGTATCTTAATATCGATTCTTTCGCTTTTATAGCTGTCACATTCAACTACGCCTTTATCTCCAATGCCGACTAAGCTGGTATCAAATTGCACAGCAGAGAAAGGACTCTGTGCACCAAGCTCGCTATTTACCCTTTCAATTTGGAATGGAGCAATCGAACGCCCTGTATAACGCAATTGCCAAGTGCTACGCTCACAGTAAATAACCAAATTATCACGGACAAAGCCAACAGCAATAATATCCTCACTAGTAGGGATATCCAAGTATCCGCCTTGGCCACGAATATCATCACGCCATGAACCAGTTGCAGGAGGCCCAGCAGCATATGCAATAAAGGGATTGCCAATAGTCGACCAACGAATCCTATTAAAGTAATTTTTTGCTCCAAGTCCGCTTTGATTTGGCCCTTCCCATGTATTAAATGTGACCATGCGACCTCGAAAGGGAAGCATAGAAAGAAAGTTTACAAGATAAGTTGGGCCTGAATCAATTTGATTCCAGGTTCCCGATGTAAAATCTACCCAAGTTGTACCATCGGTGATTCTAGGGGGGTCCATAGAAGACCCGAATTGACCCGTGTTATTAGTTACCCAAAAAAGCTTAGATCCAGATGTTGTGAATGGTCCTATAGGCGATTGGCTAATCCAATAGTTAGTTGACCAAAAAAAATCTGTGGCTTGCACTGTCCCAGCATGTGCGTTCCATGTTGTATTTGTAAGAGGGAGGAACTCTTCAAATGCTGTAGTAGTGGAGTTGTAGATATAGGCATAGTTTTGATCAAATATGATAGAACGATCATTAGCACTATTTTGTAGTTCTTGCGTACAAATTCCCATAATAGGGAGTCCAGGAAAGTATTGAATATCCGTATTGGCGTTGGAGCCTACAATGGTTAATGTGCCTGTTGCTCGATCAAGTGTTGCCGTGCCAGGTCCAT